TTGATCACTTCCGGCTTACTCACTCCTGTCCTCCTTCTGTTGACTCGGACTCCGACCCCGTGCCGTTGTCCTCCATGATCCGCTTGATCTTCAAACGCGCTTCGTTGATATCGTGAGACATTTCCCCTGCGGTTCCGCCACCGGCAAAGACGGCCGCGGCAGACGCCATTCCCTCCACCGCCACGTCGAGAGCACGGCGCAGGCGGTCGCGGTCATCGTTCACGAGCAACAGTACCGCCCGCACTGTGTCCCGGTCGACGTCCTTCATGTCCTCGTCGAGTTTCGAGTAGTCGCCGCCCGTCCAGTAGGGCCTCCCCTCGCGCTTCTCGTGCCGCTTGCAATACGCCTTGTGGACGGCTTCGGCACACTTCTCCACGAACTCGCGGTCTCCATCATTCATCCCCCACCTCCCTTCAGCAAGAACATCGCTGCCCACATTCCCACGAACTCCCTGTCATCCTGCGGGCGGGGGTTAGGCATCGCTTTCTTTCTCATTTGGTTCGGGTGTAGGGACGGGCATCCCCTTCAACGGCGTGCCGAGCAATGCGGCCTGCCCTGCAAGGTCTGCCATAGACTTCGGCCCCATTCCACGCCGAACGGCTATCTGCCCCCATTCAAGCCGCAGGACATCGGCCCATGTTTCACAGCCGAGTTCAAAGAGAATATTCTTCGTGCGGACATTCAATTCTGTAAAGTTCAGATCCAGATCCTCCCATACAAGTTTGTCCGTCACGAAACTCGTCCTGCGCATCATAGCGATACGTGGCGGCTCCGGGTAATACATCCACGCGCAGACTTGGAATGGCCCCACATCTTCCTCGCTGTCAGTTTCGACACACCATCCCCCCTCCAACAAGTGACCGCCGCCCACAAGCCAGCAGCTAGTACCTTCACGGTCTTCGTCACCAAGTCCTCTATAGCAAACGATAACCGTCTCGTACATTGGTGGTAGTTTATCGAATACGGAGACCCAGCGAAGTGGAGACATATTACCCATCCTCCCCTCCTCCCTCAGCAGAATTTTGTGCGGCATCGGAGGGTTCCTCGCTGTCGTTCTCCGGTTCCGCCGTCATGTGCCCGCACTTCGGGCACTCTTGGCAATCCTCATCCAGTATCGCCAGCGGCCACACGCTCATGTGCCTGTGGCCACACAACCTGCACACGCACCAGCCGTAGGTCCAGCCTGCGTCAGTCATCGCCTGGCTCCTCCCCGCCTTGTGCGCCGATCACCGCCCGGTGCTTGTCGAGACATTCCAACGCGCCGTCCGCCCACGGCTCAGGGGCGAGGTTGACTAGGGTTTCCAACGCCTCCACCGCGTCCCGAGCAAAGGCCACGAGGGCCGGGAGATTCTCACACGCGAAGTTCTGGTACTTGCGGAGCGCATCGGTAGTCTGCTGTTCACGGGCTTCTTTGTCTAGCTCGATTGCTTTCTCAATCGCGTTCACCGATGACCTCCTTGTGCTTCGAGAGGACGGCGCGGGCGCGCCCTCCGCCTTCGGAAGAAATAACAGTATCGAAATACTTGATATCCCCGCGAACCGCGCACGGTGCAGTTTCGCGCTCATAGTTCTCGTCGGCTTCGTAGAATCCCAACGCCTCAACAGCATCCCGCATGAACGACACCAGCGCCGGGCCGTGGTTGCGGGCGAACACGATAAGGTCAGCGTCAGACTGGAATGCCCTGTCGCTTGCATGGAAAAGCAGATCAACTGGGGCCCCATCCTTTACGGCAAGCCTGTTGCCCCAGTCGTGTACGACGTTACACGCAGATATTTCCCACGGCCCATCCGTCGCCGCGTCGAGCAGCCGGGCGAAGTCGTCGATGGTGGTCATGCGTCATCCTCCCTCGCCAGAACGTTTCTGATCGCGGATCGCAGCAGGTCGACCTGGGCCTGCGCCATGTCAATCGTCGCATCGAGCAAAGCCGGTGCGTACGACTTGCCATTCGCTCGCGCCTTTGCGACCTGCGCAATCTCGCGTGCACGCATATGTCGATACGTCGCGACCTGGGCCTTTGCCTGCTTCAGGCTACACTCCAAGTCCCATACCTCGGCCCGACTCTGCTCGTCCATCTTGAACTCGAAAAAGCCGCCAAGCTTGTTCGCTCGCGATAGTTGCTCCAGCTTCGGATCGGAGTACACGAACCGATGGCGCCGGCCGCGCTGGCGTCGGCGCTTTGGGGTCTTTTCCTCGTCGCGCCGGTTCATCGCCGTGGGTCCACCAGGTCGCGCGCCGAATCACGGCGACCGTTGCCGCGGCATCGGAGGCACTCAAGCATCGCCGGAAAACCGCTATTGTCTGTTCCTCCGACCTCGACAAAGCCCGATCCAGCACACACGTCGCACGGCTTGGTCATGGCAGGCTGCGTACCGTAGCCGCCGGTGCGCAGCATGTCCAGCCGCAGCTTCAGGCGCTGGACTTCCTTCAGCACCTCGGTGTACCTGCGCCAGAGCGCGTCGGCCTCGCGTGCGTTCAGCGGGCCCGGCCTGCACTTCAAAACCTCTGCTCGGTCCACGGCTTCGCCCCCCCATAAAAGTGTGCGTGATTCTTCACAAACGCGAGCCGCACCACCCCGGTCGGCCCGTACTTCTGCTTGCCGATGATCACCTCCACATCCGAGGTGATCGGCTGATTCTCCTGGTCGTCGCTGTAGTAGTCGTCGCGGTACAGCAGCAGTACGGCGTCCGCGTCCTGCTCGATCGCGCCAGACTCCCGAAGGTCCGACATGCGAGGGCGCTTCGACTCGCGGTACTCCGCGCCGCGGTTGAGCTGCGAAAGCACCACAACCGGGACGTTGAGCGTCTTTGCCAAGTCCGCAAGGCGTCGGCTCATCTCGCCAAGCTCCTGCTCGCGGTTCATGTTCTTCGGCTTCGTGGCAAACTTGGCGCGCTGAATGAAGTCCACGAACACCGCGCACCTCCCGTGCTTGCGGTGCATGTCCATCGCCATTGCCTCGATCCCCTCAATCTCGCTCCCGTCATAGAAGTCCACGTCGTAGGATGCGACCGACCCCATGCCGACGATGAACCGCTGGCAGTCGGCCTCGTTCATGTCGCCGCTCAGGGCCTTGAGGGTGTCCACCTTGCCGATGCTGCACGCCATCATCGAGGCTGACTCCTCCGGGCCCGTCTCGATTGGCGCGTCAACACAGGGTATGCCGCGCTTCAGCCACGCGAGCTTAATCGTGTTCGCAAAGCTCGTCTTGCCCATGCTCGGTCGGCCGGCCACCACCACCATCGCCCCTGGTCGGACAAACAGCATCTTGTCCAGGTCGCTGATCCCGGTAGCGTACTCGCCCGCACTCTGTGCTGTGTGGTCGATTCGCTCGAACACGCGCTTGGCCACTTCCTCGGCCGTCACCTTGTGCTCGCGGCTCGTCCGCTTCCGGTAGTCGTTCAACTCCTCCACCACGGTGTCCACGAGGTCGGAACTCACGGCCTCGAGGTCGGCAGCCTTGGCCTTCAGGCCGTCTGCCAGGGCCGACAGGCGCCGCATGGCCGTCTGCTCGATCAGAACGTCGGCGTAGTCGGCCAAGGACTCGGCACTGCCTTGGTGTCGACCACAGGCGTCTGCGATCATCACTGGCGCCCTCTCCGGCTCCTGCTTGCGGCACGCCGCCAAAAGCACGGCGTCGTCGAACTTCCGATGCTCGCGGTAGAGCTTCGCCATCGTCGCGAACACCAGGCGGTTGCCTTTGTCGCGGAAGTCCTCCAGCCGGAACACCTCGAATATCCGAGGGCGCGATCGAGGGTCACGCGATGCCAGGGACAGAACGGCCTGCTCGCACTCGGTGGCGTTGGCGCTCAAAAGAGCACTCCCTGAGACAGGCGCTTTGCGGCAATCTCGCAATACTTTTCCTCGATCTCGATGCCGATGCACTTTCGGCCCAAGTCACGGGCGGCTACCAGCGTTGTGCCGGAGCCCATGAACGGGTCGAGGACATCATCTCCATCTGTCACAAAGTCAGACAGTAGGCTTCGCACAAGTTGCTGTGGCTTCTGAGTCGGTACTTGCGCCCGGTCGATGACGGGACACTCCCATATGGCCGAACCGCCACCCCTATTCCACGCCTTCTTGCGCGCACCTCCGTGAAGGATCAGGACTGCTTCATGACCTTGGCCCGGTCGATCCGCACTTATCTGCGGCATCGGATTCGGCTTTACCCAAGCGCCCAGCCGAACAAAGGAATGGTGCTCCAGCATTGTAGCCGCGTGTTTGTGGTCACAAGTCAAGACTGCCCAGCCTCGCACCTTTGCCAGTATCAACTCGCAAATATGCCGGAAGCCGATCGCATCGATAGACGCAAATGAGATGTGCTGTACGCCGTGCTGTGCCCGGTTACTTTTTGACTGCCTATGCGTATTCTCGCTGTACGGCGGGTCGGTCAGCACCAAGTCTACCGGCTCAAGCTCGGGCAGAATCTCCCGGCAGTCTCCGTGATAGATCGTGCAGCCATCGCGCTCGTAGTAGGGCCGCGGCAAGCTCACGTGCTCCCCCTCGCCCTGACCTGCTTCTCCACCCACACGTCCACGACGCGCGGCGACGACCCGCCGAACACGGCCTCGTACTTCGCCGACACCGCGTCCTCGTCGTACTCGGTGAGCGTGCCGACGTAGGCCAAAAACTCCGCGTTCTGGTCAGGCGTGCCCTCCAGCGGGGCCTTCGGGCCGTTGGGCTTTGAGAGCGCCAGCTTGCCTTGGCTGCTGGCCTGATCCTTGCGCTGGCGCCTCAGTATGCCCATGAAGTACTCCTCGGCCTTGTCACCGTCGGCGTGCTTGTCCGTGTAGATCCGAGCGCACTCCTCGACGCGAGCCACAGGGTACTTCTCCCACTTCGCCATCTCCCTGGCCACCACGGCCGGCGACATCTTCCCGCTCTTGCGGGACAGCGCGAAGCCCTCGATCACTTCCCGGATCAGGTCAGGATCCGTGTACCGCTTGGTCATCTTGGCGACGAGCGCAGCCGGGCTCGGCTGCTGCTCCTGTGCTTCAGTAGCCTGACTATCTTCAGAATCAGAGGGGACTTCAGAACCAGAAGAAGACCTTCTTCCCTTCTTTAGACGTGTGCCAGACCTGTTCCAAGCTTGTTCCGGGACCTGTTCCACGTCCTGTTCCTGCTTGCCGATGGCGCCTTGATAAGTCTCGTAATTACAAATGGTTATGATTGTTCCGTGCTGCCCCGAAACCTGTTCCAAGGCCTGTTCCAATTCGAGCACCCTCAGAAACCGACGTACTCGCTTGCGGTGCCAGCGCCAGCGGTCGGCGAGCTTCTTCTCGGACGTCCAGACCTGGCCGCGTTCGATCACGATCGTGCGTCCCCTGAACAGCGCGCGGCGCTTTCTGTGGTTCGCCCGCAGCAGCAGGTCGACCCATGCCGACCGAAAGTCAAACGCCTCAGGCTCGCTCCAGACTGCTGAGTCCTCGACTTTTCGGTACAGCTTGATGTAGCCGCGCTCCACCCCACGCTACCCCTGGCCCTCGGCACTCGCGCTGGCGTCCAGCTCGCTCTCTGTGAACAGGCAGATCAATCGAAGGTCATCCGTCGACACATCGGTGAACCATTCGACACCGTTTTCCTCGTCGATGAAACGGGCAGCGTTACACGAAAGAATGAAGGTGCCACACGACCCATCCGTCCCTTCCATCGTGATCACGACAGCGTCAGTCACGCCCATGTTTTGCTCCCAAAAGGACCCACCCCACCCGGCCGAGAACGGGCCCCTGCGAGAGGGCATAACTCGGGCGCGAGTGAGGCGGGCGTCAGTCCATGCGGTTGCATCGAATCTCGCAGTATCCGTTTTTCATGCACGCGATCGTACGTGTCACCACGTCCGTGTCAAGAGAAAAGTGACCCCCGGCCGGATTCCCCACCCCGGCGCCAGAAACGGCTTCGGTACGCGCATCACGGCAGTTGATACGCACGGTTCACCGTTCACCTCCGCACCGACACTGTGCCGGTCCAACCACCCGCTGCCACGGGTCGGGGGTCGAAAACAGAGGGGCGGCTGGGCTCGTGACGGAATCGAACCGCCCCCCGGTCAGACACCAGCCTGTCCGAACCACCGCCCCAAATCCAGCGCCGCAGGGAGGATTGTCCACCGACCGGAACGCATCCCGGCCGGACCTGCGGCCAATCCAAAGTGTGCGCGGGCAGGATTTGAACCTGCACCCTATTGACCCGCCCGGATTTTGGCAGGTCGCGGGAGTGTGCATGTACCGAACATGACACGCCACCTTCCACCACGGCCGCCGCGCACAAATTCAAAAGTCCGAGTGCCGGATTCGAACCGGCCACCATTTCCGCACCCTTGCGGTCGGCCTGTCGCCGCGAAGGGCTGACCACTAACCCGGCAATTTCGATGGTCATTCAACGGATTCCATGGCTTACGATCCATGGCTTCGCTCCTCAAGTACGCTGAGGTATCGGGCATGTCCCACCATGCCGACCCGGACAAATTCAAGAAGGCGCCCAGCCTACGGCCAGAGTAGGCCGATAGCAAGGGACAGACGTAGGTGTGGCCGGGCGCCAGGTGGGTCATCCTACATTGCCTCGATTGCCTTAACCAGCCGCTTCAGCTCGGCCTCTGTGTACTGCTCCATCGACTTCACGCCGTCGAGCTGCTCCTGCAGGATGGCTTCCATCTGAACGTCGCCGATCTCCTTGTCGTCCGCAAGCTCGTTCACACGGGCGACCAGCTTCTCCTTGGCCGTCTTCGGCGCGCCCGCCATCGTGTCGTCCGCCGGCGGCGCTTCGGGCTCGCTCGTCAGCTCCACGCTCGGGAAGTGCTCAGATACCGTGGCCTGGCCGTCCTCGATGGACTTGTAGACCTTGCGAAGCTCGGCCACCTCAAGTGGGCTCAGGGCCTCCAGCTTGTGCCGCAGCCGCTTCTCGATCATGTCCTTGGACACACCGACCCGCGAGAAGGCCGTCAGAAGCGCCCTCACGCGGTCCTCGTGGGAGCCACCCTCCTTGTCGGGCCCACGCCGCAGGGTCGCCTCACACGCCTTCACGGCCGCCTCAACGTAGTCTGGCGGGATGAGCTGGAGAAGGCACCCGCGCAGGATCAGGCTGGCCTTGCGGTAGGTCAGCTCGCGCAGGGTCCGCTCATCGTCGCTGCCGTTCTCGTCGAACAGGATATCGACCCAGCCCTTGCCTCGGCGCCAGACCTTCTTGGCGAACTCGTCCTCGGCCGATACCCGGGTGTTCGTTTCCATATCCCAGGCCCAGACACGAATCTTCCGGGTGCTCGGCGTATCGCTGACCACCTCCGTGCCCCACCGCACGTTACCCCACGCCTGCGCCAGCGTCCGGGCCATCTGAATCGACGGCCCTTCTACCTTCGTCCCGCCACGCGGGAACGAGTACAGGGCGTTCTCCGCGAAGCCGTAGCGATCACATGCGTTCATGATCTTGACGAACGCGCGCTGCTCGTCGCGCTCGAACTTCTTGGCGAGGATGCAGGCCGCCTCGATCTCTTTTGCCGCCTCCACCTGCATCCGCGTATCGTCCGCCGGGACCGGCGCGAAGTCGTCGCCCTCCCGCAGTTCCATTTCCTTCCCGTCAGTCAAGGCTCCCCCCTTCTCCTCAAGGTCTTTTTCCATTCGTTCGGATCGTCGTACTGGTCCGCCCAACACAACGGCATGAACGGGCAAGGTTCCCCAAACTTGCCCGCGCAGGAGAACGGATTGCAGGGCCACACCCCGGTCCGCTCACACTCTCTCAATCGTCTGATTGCCCCTGTCACCTCGTCGTAGATTGTCCGGAATCTGAGCGGCTTCGCAAGGATCACTTCGCCAGAATTCTCGCGGACGGCCTTCAGCGTCTTGTGCTTGGTCATCTGGTAGGCGCCAACGTCGTTCACGATCTCGCCGCGCACGCTCGCCCATGCGTAGCGGTAGAGCGAGAGCTGGCGGTGGTAGTCGAGATTCGAGAACCACTCGGCCTTGAGCTTGCTGCGCGCGGTCTTGAAGTCGCGCACGGCCCAGACGTCGCCACGGCGCAGTACCATGTCGAGACGCCCGAGCACTCGGAACGCCTGGAACTCCTCTGGCTCCCCCCCTGTGTCCGGATCGCGCACAGGTGACCTCACGCGCTCCTCGCATGCCGTCACGTCCACATCGGGATACCGGCCCTCACTCCATACCGTCATCATGTTGGAGGCCACCACGGGCGCCTCGGCGCGGTCAGACGCCTTCACAGCGATGTCTTGCGTCTCGGTGTGCTCTTTGCCGTCAATGCCGACGTAGGTCGCCGACACCGCCTTTTCTGTGTCCACCATGTCTTGTGTCTCGGCCCTCGCCGCTTTCGGGTCCACGTCGCCGTCGCCCAAGTACGGCCGGAAGGCGTGACGGTGGATCAAGGTGCCGAACGCAAAGTAGAACGCTGTCCGCTTTGTGGTCCAGCCGAGTAGGGTCAGCGCGGCCTTGCGTGGGCACTCGTACACCGTGCCGATGCGAAAGCCGCTACCGCCGCTATGCGATAGGCCGAACGGCTCCGGTATCTGGATGGCCTCGATGTCGCCGATGTCCACACTCATGCCCTCGCCTCCTCGATGCGATGCGCTACCTTGCGCCGCGTGATGGCCTGACCGTGCCCTATGCGCGCTGCCGGCGCACGCAAGCCCTCCTCGATCACCATGTCCACAACCAGGCGTTCCGCGCTGTCTCGGATGTCGGCCCGCGTACCCTGTCGAATCGCCCATAGCTCCCAAGGATCACGCGGAGTCCGACGCATGAATATCTCGGCGCTACTCATCCCGGCACCTCCACGCCCAGCGCCTTGAGGGCGGCGAGTTCCCGCTTGCGCCGATTCCCGGCGCAGTCCATCACCTTCTCCGCCACCAGCGCATTCCGCTCGGCATCACTTGCCTCGGCCCACCACTGGTCAATGGTCATGATCGCCCTCCGGCATCGCGTACAGGCTGGGCACCGTCGTGTCCAGCGCGATCGCCACCGCCCGCATGTGCTCGGGCTTCGGGTGCGATCGACCGCTCTCCCATCGGTGAACCGTGTTCCACTCGACCTTGCACTCACGCGCGAGGTCGGCCTTGCTGATCCCGGCCCGCTTGCGCCAGGCCCGGATGTAGATGTGCACCGCGTCAGTCACGTCGCAACCTCGTAACCAGCGTCTTCCAGCGCGGCCGCATGGTCAAGTGAACCGCGAAAAGAGCCAGTCAGCTCGCCAAAGTCGAGACAGTTTCCGTCTGAATCCGCCGGGAAAATGTATGTTTCGGGCCCGCTGTACAGCGCGACGACTGCACTCACGATGACGTGGTTCGCTTCGTTCTTGCTCACCCCGTCGTCAGAAGTCCACTTCTCCCATGCCATCGGATCGCTCAGTCTGTACAGCCGCGCGTCCCCTTGCCATCCCTCAATTTGCCTCACAAATTTCGCCGTTTTCACTCGATCCCCTCCAGAAAATCGTGCAGGTCGTCCATTGCCGACACGAACTGCCGGTACAGCAGGTCAATGTCGTGCCCCTTGCGTCTTTTCGCCGCGTCCCAGGCCGTGAAGGCGGCGGACGCCTCCATCGCCAGCTTCTCCATGCGCTCGTGCTTCCGCATGAAGGCGTCGATCGGGTCGCCTTCCACGCTGTAGATCGTTCGGCGTTCGGTGTGGTCGCTCACCACGTTTCCCCCAGCCCAATCTCCTCCAGCGTCATGCCGTTCGCCAGCGCCCACTCTATTTCGTCCTCGCACCCGGGGCAGTACTGGCGATCCATAGGCGACCGCCACACCTGGTGACACAAGCCGCACACCAGCTCCATCTCGTCGGCGTACCGATCCCGGTAGTCCACGTCATTGGCCGCCGTGAACGTCCCCATGTCCGCGCTCACTTCGCACTCGATCATCGCAGGGGCCCTCCTCTGAAGTTACCGAAGTATAACGCAGCGCGTCATATAACGCAACGTGTGCTATTGTATGACTTTCGGCGGCCGTGGCCGATTATTGAACAAGAAAGGATGTCCGGTCGGACCGGTCGGCGCACACCGCGCGTGTGCACATGGCGGCGGACAGAAGGAATTTTTGTCCGACAACAAATCGCGACACAATGTGCAGGCCGCCTGAGAGGCCCGAGAACGGCTTGGGCGCCCAGGGGGTGTCAAGTGTCGACCCCCAGGGCCCCGTGCACGATTTGGCCCATTGACGGCCGCGACGCAGCGGCTCAGGAGAATATGAGGCCGAGCGCGAACCCAATCCCGCCGAAGATCAGGGTGGCGGCCCAGAACGCGCCCCGGGCCCAGGCCTTGGCGTGCCCGATCCGGTTGTCCACCGTTACGATGTCGGACTCGGCCTGGTTCACCCGAGCGTGGAGCCCCGACGCCCGGGACTCGCACTTCCGGTCCTGCTCGCGGATCGCCTCGTGGAAAGATGTCCGGATATCTGCGGCCACCTCGATCTGCCGCTTGCGGGTGCGCTCGTTTTCCAGCACCACCAGCGTGGCCAACTGCTGATGCTCCGCGTCGTCGAACTTCGGAATCGGATGTTCATTGCTCATCGGCCCCTCCGAGAACGGCCTTTCTCAAGGCCGCGATCTGGTCCTGCACCCCTGCCTCGGACTGGACCGTTTCAAGTACCCAGGCCATGAACTGCTCCATGTTCTCGGCCTCACCCCCTGAATGGCGACGGATGGTCGCCACCACCTCCTCAGTCAAAAACCGCTGGTCGAGTTCCTTCAGCGCCTCGCGGCCGGCCTCGACCGATCGGATCGTTTCGAACAGTAACTGCACCTGCTTCGCGTGGTCCTGCGCCTTCTCGTCGATCTCCCTGATCTTGGGGCTGTACTGCTTCAGGGCCCACACCCCGACCTTGCCCCACGGACCCGGGACGAACCGAGCCGCCAGCAGACCGAGCCCGGCGACGGCCGCACCCAGCTTGGCCCAGAACCCGATGCGCTTGATCGTCGCCCGCAGCTTCGCCGCTTCCTCGCGGTACTCGTCAGCTCTGGGGATCACCTCCTGCACCGGAATCTGCGGTGGCGGCAACTCCTCCCCTACCATGGCCGCATGGATGTTATCCTTGACGCCAGCGGCGACAGTGCTCACGGGGGGAGTTGTGGCACTCTCGATGGCTTCGGCACCGGCCACGGCATTGGACGCGGCCTGCCTGCGCGCCAAGGAAACGGACGTACAGCCAGCTACTGCAAGGCAGAGGAGGAGAAGTAGGCGCCGCCGTTTCATTTCGTCGCCGTCTCGCCGCCGCTCTTGCCATCCGCGTACGACTGCCCAAGCACGTACACGCCAAACAGGCCAGCGACGATCATCGCCACATCCTGCGCAATGGCCTCATCGAGGCCCCACCGACACAACGCCGACGCCACCGCGCCGATGATGGCCGCCTTCACCTTCTTGCTCGCCAGCCACTTCTTGATGTTCGCCCACATGCCGCTCCTCCTTTCTCAGTTGATTTCCCAGACCGTCAAATCGCGAAATTTCGCGCTCCACACTCCACCGGCACCGGCTGTCTGGGCAGTCAGCGTGACCGTGGTCGACACGAAATGGTCGACCTGAAACCGCGATCGGATCCTGATGTAGCGTTCCGTGTCGGCGAATGGGGGAGCGAATGCTCGCGATTCCTGCAGGACGCCGTTCGACCGGATGCGTACCGTCACAGTACCTGCAGCTCCCGTGTTCATGTAGAAATCGCCGTCACAGTGAACATACGGCTGGGTTACCGTCCCGTTCTTCAGCGTGGCCGCCGCGATGACGACAGTCGCGAGCGTTGTCTCTGCCCCGCCGATACCCAGTATCCCGGTCTGATAGTCGGTTCCCTGATACAGCCGGAGATTCGCTCCGGTCACCGACGTGTCGTAAATGTGGCCCGGCGCTCCGTTGTTCACCCCTGCCGTGACGGTCCCTCCGCTCGTAACCGCGCGCGCGAGGTAAATCGAATTCGAGGGCGGCGTCCCGGACGTGTTCGAGACCAGCTGCACCGTCGTGACGTTGTTGCTTCCATCGAGAACGATCTGCATGAACACGTGATTGGTCGCGTTGTCGGTCAGCGTCACGTCGTTGGAGCTGTCCGTCACGATGCGGCGCCCTTTGATGATTCCAGAGCCAGCAGCTACGGGGATTCCCAGGTCGCCGTGCGTGGCCGGCACAGTCCAGCCGGACGACACGAACCCGTCCGACACGGCCTCGAAATAGGCGGCGTGGTAGAATTCCTGGCCACGCGAGCCCGCAAACTCGGCGGTTTCGACCTCGTTCTCGCTCGGGTAAACGGTGGAGTCTGACGTAACGTCTGTAGTGGCCATAATTTATGCCTCCGCGTAATCGTGTTTCCATGTGAGCGTCGCCGTGACCGCCACGGTTTTCGTGATCGTCGGCGACAGTAGCACTCGCGAAAGCATCACACCCCCAGAGGACGCGACGAATATCCCGCCCTCCCTCAAAGTGTAGCCGTTCGCGTCGTCCGTGTCGAGGTAGAGCTGGTAGATCATTCGCTGCCCGGTCGCACCGTTGCGCCGAGTGATCACGTTCCGAAACACCTCCGTACCCAACGCCGTGTCCGAAGTGGTCACGGCCGTGTTGTCGGTGCCCACGGCAATGTACATGGGAGCCAAGGATAGCCCGAGCATCACGTCACCGATCAGCTCCAAGCCCGTGTCCACCACCGTGTTGTGGCCGCAACTCACCTGCAGCAGCTTGCCGGTCGTCGCGCATCTCACCTCGGCGAGTACGTTCAGCCCCATCATGCCCTCGAAATCGTGATTTCCCACTCGATGGTCACGGTAACGTCGGCCGTCTTGGTGATCGCCGGGCTGACGAGAACGCGAGACAGTAGATTGCCGACAGAGAACTGATTGTTGAAAATCCCCGCCTCGCGAAGCGTCTCTCCGTTGGCGTCATCCTGTCCGAGGAACAGAATGTATTCCACCGTCTTGTCGTCGCGCCTCATGCTCGTGATCTCGTACCGCCCGACCTCGTTGTAGAGAGCCGTGTCGCCAGCAGCCGGCGCGGTCGCATCGTCACCGATCGCGATGTGCGACCAGTCGTGGTTCGCATTCCCCATCTGGTCGCGGACCGTGTCCAGCCCGTCGTCCGTGATCTTGTTGTGCACCGTCCATTGGCGCTTCAGCGCTCCGGTCTTTGCACAGCGCACCGTGAATCGTACATTGACGCCCAACCGCACGTCCTCCGAAAATGCCACGTCCATCATTGGTCGGGCGCTCCCCAAAATGACTTGTTCCACCAAGCGTAACCCCACCGCCATCCGGTGTACTCGTCAGTGTTGGCGTTGAACAAAGCATCTGCCTGTGTGTACGTTTCCGTGACCTCGATCCCCTCCGTGGACGCATTCAGAAGCTGAAGCGTCTCACCCTCGCGCAGGTTGAACACGCGCCCAGCATCCTGTAGCTTGCGAAAGAACCGCGCCCAGCCGCCGAGGTGTTCACCGGACAGCGCCTTGACCCGATACCGAAACGTGGAATGTGTCCCGTCAAATACCACCTCTTGCCACGTCACCGAGTCGATCAGGAACTGCTGCGCGTCAAGCGATGAGTGCCGGTCGGGTAGGTCAATGAACAGAAGCTGTCCAGGCATCAGCCCGTCGTTGTCGGTCACGATGTTGACCGTCACGGGCACCTCCGAGCCGAACCGTCGTAGCAGTCCCTCGGCCTTTTGCTCGGCGAACTCGCCAGACTCAATGGACCTGTCCGTTGCCACGTTCTCGTAGATGCCGGACCCACCCTCGACGGCCGCGCGTTCGGCGATCTGCGCCGCGTCCGTCCGCTGCGTGATGATCGGGTAGTACCCCCTGTAGGTCACAGCCAGCACGTCACCAGGGGATATCGGAGTGTCGGCGTCTTTTTGCGTGATCTCGCTACTCTCCGATTTCCAGTACCAGTCGAAGTCGGCCGGATCGTCCACGCCCCTGATACCGACTGTCTGCGAAGCCGCACCGCCACCCGTGTCAAGCGTGATGGTCGGCTCCTCTGCACACGGATACCCAAGCGTGAAAGTCTGCCCCTCATCGTCGCCAGTGAAGTTCTCAGTACGGCTCGTCGTCCGGTCATTGCCACCGCGAACGAGCTGCTTGTTCCTGTAATCCTTCCCGTGAACCTTCACGCCCAAGCTGATGTAGTTACTCGACCCATCGGAAATCGACCACGGTGCGTTGAACGTCGCGCGGTCGAAAAACTGCAAGTCCTTGTCCACGTCGATGTACCACGAAAACCCGATCAGGTCGGCAATCTCGCGGATGCAGTCCGACGCCTTGCGGTATGCGAACACCGCGCGCTCGATTTCGAGGCCGTCCTGGATGCCCGTCTGGCCGATGCTCTCGTCAGGCAAGTAGTTGTCGAGGATGTCCTTGACGACCTCCCCGGCCTTATAGCCGTCGTAAATCTTGGCCACGTTGAACCGGTCAAGAAGCTCGTCGTACGAAACGCACTCGACGTCCATGAACTTGATGGAGTCTTTCACCGGTTCGTTGTCGCTCACGTCCTTGACAACCCCCGCGAACACCTTGGTGGACCCCTGGTAGATTTCCACGTCCTCGCCGAACGGCGGCTCGTACGAGTAAGGCTGAGGGCCCTCCTCTTTCAACCTAAACTTGGCCGTCGTCCGCTGCTCAAGCCGCATGTTGACCTGGAGCGTGTTCACGATCAGGCGCGCCGTCTGGTCAACGCTGTCGATGTAGAGGGTCACCGTCTCGGCCATCGGTCACTCCGACTGTAGCCCAAGGTCGACCTCGATCACGTCGGGCATGTGCTCGACAACCGTCCGTGCCACCTCGCGCCCGTCAAGGTTCGTGATGATCGTTTGCTGCGTCGGCCCCATCATTCGGTTGGCCTTCTCCAGCGGCGCCACGACCTCCGGGCCCGCCTCACCGATCACAGCCAAGGTAGGCCGCGTCACAATGCCACCCTTTGCCAGCCCGGGAAGGCCGCCCCCAAGGGCAGCAGCGACAGCGCCACCGCCGCCAGCGGTGATCGCCGCCATCTTTCCGGCCACGGCCGGTGCGGTCAGGTTCGTGGGGAAGGGTGCCGCGGACATCGACGCCATCTGGTTTCGGAACGTCCGCGCCACTGCCGACCCGGCCTCTCCAGCCGCCTGAATCTTGGCCGACGTGATGCCCATTGCCGCCGCAATGCCGCGCTGAATCGCCATCTTGATCAGCGTCTGTATGACCATCTTGGCCACGTTGCGCAGCAGGTTAGACAACGCCTGCGCGAGCGACTTCCCGAATACGATGGTGTCGGCAATGGCCGCACCGATCCCGTCCGTGAACGTCTGGAAAACACTCGTCGACAGGTTTTGAAAGTCCTCCAGAACGGTCGTGGTGACTCCGGTCCACTCGGCAAATGATTCAACCTGCGCCCGAATTCCAGCGCGCACCATCTCCGTGACGCTAGTAACCGTCTCACCAAAGCCATGGAACTTCGACTGCACCATGTCGATCGCGGGCGCCACCAAACCGAGCAACGTCTCGGTCGCACCGGACAACGCCGAACTCACGTCCTCGCCGGGCTTCAATCCGATGCCAAGTTGAGGGAGAACCTTCAGCGGGTTCCATGCCTCTTCGACCTTCTTCACGCCCTCGGTTGTGGTGTCGGCGTAATCGTCGAAACTCTGCGCGAGCTTCTTGTTCAGGTAAACCAGTCGTGCCTCTGCGCGCTCGATCGTCCGCTCGCCGATCAGGTCAATCGGATTCGCGCCAAAGAATTCCAGAACACTGTTATACATGCCCAACATGTCGTTGAGCACGCCGGTCAGTTTTCCGACGAGCCACAGCTCGGCCTCTGTGATTAGCTTCTCAAAGAACGCAACGATTTGCCCAGTCCAGAACCCCATGAACTGGAGCACCTTTTTCCCGACGCCGACAATCGCGGCCTCGATCTCGTCCCATGCTGTTACGACTCCGGCAATGGCCGTCGTAATAAGGGTTAGCCCTGCCACCACAAGCCCAATCGGCGAAATCAAAAGCCCGATACCAAGCAGCACCGGCCCTATCGCGGCGGCCACCGCGGCCATCACGATCGCTACCTTTTTCGTCACCGGGTCAAGGTTCTTGAACCACTTCACCACATCCTGAATGCCGGATATCAGATCGGACGTCAGCTGCTTCAGGTCGAACGTTTCCACAAGCTCGTCGCCGATTGCCGCCAGCGCCAAAATCACGTTGTCCTTGAGCGTTGAAAACAGGCCGGCCAAGGTCTTCGACTGCTTTTCCATCTGGTTTGCGAACACGCCGCCCTCACCGGTTAGCTGCTCGAACGACTCCACCATCAGGTCGAAGCTGATCTTGCTCTTGCTGGCCAGGTCGAAAATTTCCTGCTTCGTGACGCCCAGCCGCTCGGCCAGCGTGTCAATGATCGGCACACCGCGCTCGGACAGTTGCAGTAGTTCCTCGGTCATCAGCTTGCCCTTGGCGCGCGCCTTGCCGAAAATCTGCGCCATGTCCGTCAGCGGGACGTTTGCGCCAGCCGCGATATCGCCGAGTAGCCCGAGGGTGTCCACGAGGTCGTCTGACTGCACGCCAAACGCCAGCAGCTGTTTCGCCGACGCACCAACGCCCTCCATCTGAAACGGAGTGCGGGCCGTGAAGTCGGTCAGGTCCTTGACGATCTGTGCCGCCTTCTGTGCGCTCCCCGTCATCGACTCGAAAGCAACCTTCAGCGTTTCGAGGTCAGCGGACGCCTTGAGCGCGAAGCCCCCAAGCGCCGCAAGGGGGGCCGACACCTTCAGCGTCAGGCCCTTTCCGACGTCGCGCATTTTCTTTGAGAAGCCGCTCAGGTTCTTGGCAGCCTGAGACAGCCCCTTCTGGAAGTCGCTCAGGTCAATGCCAAGCTCAACAAAGATGGACTCAACCTTGATCGCCACGTGATTCCTTCCGCCTCTTGGCGTGGCCCTTCAGCCGGGCCCTCAGTAGTTCCTTTTCCACCGTGGAAATCCCCGCGAACGTCTGCCGCTCACCACTCCCGGCCTGGCGCCGACGCCTCTTGCCGTCCTTGCGGATGCCGAACGACTCCAGGACCGCTTTGAAGGCCGCCTGTTGCCTCTTGGAGTGCACCGATTTCAGGTGGGCGGTGGATAGGGCCAGCATCGCCACGCGGTCGTCTTGGGCCTCCTGCGCGCCCTGAATGGCCGCTGTGGCCTCCCCCACGGTCATGGCGTAGAATTCGGCGGGCGTGTAGCTCAACCTGCCCAGCATCACCGGCAGCATCTCCTCAATCCACGTCTGGATGCTTCTCAGTCGCCCTCCGGCTCCTCGTCCGCCTCCATCTCGTTTCCCTCGGCGCCCGCTTCCGACTCCGGCTCCTCGGCCTCCTCAGCAGGCGCCTCGTCAGCCTTGGCCTTCATGGCCTTGAACAGTCCCGAGGACATAAGCGCTGTCAGGAGGCCCTCCATCACCGAGTCAACAACGTCGTCCTCCAGCGCCCGCTCGATGATGTCACCGGCAAGCATCGTGGTCGCACGACGGTTGTATTTCTTCATGCCAGCAAACAGCAGCACGCGCACCAGGTCCAGCCGCATCCGCTTGTCCTGCACCAGTTCCTGAAGCTCAGTCACCACCGTGGCCAGGTCAGACTGAAGTTCCCTCTCGATGTCGCACAGCGCGTTCATGTCGAACCGCAGCTTGTACTTGTTCCCCCCGACCTCGATCACATTCGCGCCAGCGGCCATCGTCATCTCCTTAAAAAGTGGGGGCGACCACCCGGCCGCCCCCGATGGTACGCGCTACGTGACGGTGCCATCGCTCAGGGTCAGCGACCCCTGCATTTCGACCGAGACGGCCATCACGTCATCGTTCGGCGACGACAGCTCCCAGCTGGTGATGTAGCACCCACCGGACAGCTCCCGCTCGCCGGACGAATCGTACGGCCGAAGCTCAAAATCGAACTTGGCGCCGTCCAGCACACGGTCGATCAGCACCTCCTGTGCCGCATCTCCCGTGATGTACAGCTGCTCCGCGCTCATCGTGAACGACCTGCGTCCAGTGATGAAAGCGCGCCAGCCAGAATCGTCGTGGCTGGTCGACTCGAAAGCGTCGTGCGAAATGGAAATCGAGACCTCGCGAATATCCGCGACCTTGGTCTGCGTCCCGCCCACATCGACGTAAAGGATACCATTGAAACCAGCGATTGCGTTCTCAGACATGTGTCACCCCCTACACGCGGTACCGGAAGGCACCAATGGTCATGGTGCCAGCCGAAAAGGTGACGAGAGCATACCCGGCATTGTCGCCCGTTTTTTGACGAAATGCCGCCGGCCTGCTCGGGTACAGGTAGCCGATCTCTCCCGAGTCCAGGGTCACCGTGATGTCCCCGGTACGCTCGTTCAAATCGGCAACGCTGTTGAGGGTGGCCGTTACCGCAGCGCCACTCGATTCCACGACAATGATGGTCTTGTCGTCAATGAGAATCTTGTTGCCGTTGGTGTCGTCCACCGCGGTCATCGTCAGCTCGTCCCCGCCAAACAGCGAGCCGGTCTGAGCTGTGATGGTCGTTCCCGCAGCCATGTTTGCCTCCTTGGTTACACCGTATCGTGCAAGCCGATACGATAACGCAGGGCGATGCGGTACAGCTTCCTGTCCTCATCGTCCATTTCCACGGTCCTTGCGGACCCCATAAACCAGCTCGCGATGAAGTCGTGGTCACCAACGCTGATACCAGTCACGTCGCCCAGCAGTCGGTTTACCTCCTCGGCAATGTCGAGGGCTTCGTAGTTGCCCTCATAGTCAGACCAGATGTTCACCTCAAGAGCCAGCATCTGCCCAAAACGCGAATGCGTTCGAAACGAACTCGAACTGATGTCCCCGATCGTGATGTAGGGAAGCGCCTCGTTCTGCGGTACGTCGTCGTAGATGCCCTGCACGCGGTCAGTCACTTCGGTGTCGCCGGTCAGCAGCGTACGGACCGCCTTCTGTACCTCCCAATCAGCGAGCTTCGCCGTGGCCATCACTTACCCCTTGCGCTTTTCTTCACGGCCACCTCGATCCCCTCAAGGTATTTCGGCAGCTCCTCCTCATACGCTGGAGTCAGGTACGGCTGCGCGGCCATTCCGGCCTTCTGCCCGTGCCTGTATCCGCCCGGCAGCTTCGGGTGCGGATGCCCGGCACCTCTACGTCCAGTGCCGAACTCCACGAATGCCCCGTATCGGACCGTGGGCCCGATCTGCGCAGCAAGCCCGCGAAAGAACTCCTTGACCTGGATGGACGCCTTCAAGAGCCCATAAGAGCGCCCTGTGCCCTCAAGTCCGCCATCGAAATTGGCCTTGCGCTTGGCCTCCCTCTGGATGTTGATGGCGCTCTCGTTGACCTGAGAGCGCACACGGGCACCCGTGAGACGGTCCATGAGCTTCAGCTTCTTGGCGACCGTCGTCGCCCCTCGTACCCGTAGCGTTATCCGATCACCCATCGTACGGCACCTCGCGGCAACGTAGTCTCACCAGCGCCCCTCGCTCGGCCGGTCGTGCCACTGCAAGCACCTCAAACCGACGACTCGTGTCGAAGCTGATTCGGCACTCCACAAGGTTCAGCGCCTGAACCTCCGACGAGTCGCGGATCAGCACGTCGTGGGTAACCGTCCCCCGCACCTGCTCGCCCTCAAACACCTCGTTCCTACTCGCTGGCCGAATGTCGGCCCACACCGTGAACTCGGTATGCTCCACCACGGCGCGACCGCCGCCAGCGTCCGGCGTCTTGGTCAACGTCAGGAACGTGATCCGGTGCCGAAGCTCGCCCGGCCTGAGTGTCACATCTCGGATGCTCATATGTTCGGCACCCTGTAGCTGTTGAGGATCGCACGCGATGCGTACGGCACCTGCTCGCTCATGGTCGCGTTGAAGTCAGCGTCCAGTCTGTGCTGGTACATCTCGTTGAAAATCAGCTTCACGGCCGTCTTGACGTCATCCGGCACGTTGTCCGCGCTCGCTCCCCACCCGCACTTCCACACGATCTTGATGCCGTCAGCGGCCCGTAGGTCGCTCGGCCACACGTTATCCTTGCGCAGTGTCACACGCCCCGGAAGGCTGTTCGTGCTGATGATGTAGTTGTCCGAGCTGAACGTCGTTTCCGTGTCGTCCTCGTCGAACGAGCTAATCGCAAAGCTCGTGCTCTGAAGGTACGGCCTCGGAAGCTCGATGTAGTCCGTATCCGGGTACGTGTCGAGGTACATGGTCCAGGTCTGTGTGATGAAGGCGCGATTCGAGTAGTCCTCGGCAGCGCGCCTCGCCGCCGTGATCAGGCTGGTGACGAGAGCATCATCATCTGACGTGTCGATCCGCGCATAGAGCTTGACCTGTGCGCTCGTGATCGGCTCCACGGTCGCGTCAGTGGTCCTACGCGCGCGATGGGCATTATCCCAGCCCACAGCACGCTTAGAACCAGACAGCCCATCGCCAGCGCCCCAGATCGTATCCTTGTAGCTCATCACGGCCTCCGAAAAGGCCGAGGGGGCCGAAGCCCCCCCGGCAAGTAACTCACCCTCAGGTCGTCACCTGAGTGCTCTTGGGCAGGTGGCGCGCATCGCCCAGCAGGGCAACGCCACCCAAATACGCGCCGCTCGACGTGTTGGTCGAGACAATCTGCATCCGCACCCACTTCTTGGTGCCGATGTAGCCGATCTTGCCGATCGTGTCGTCGTCCGTGTCCGCGTCGAACGTCGCGCCCGCCTCGGTGCCGATCATGTCGGCAGCGGCCACGTTCGAGTACGTGTCCGGCGAACCGGCCCCGTCGTCGTCAGCCTCCTGAATGTTCGGCGCGTAGTCGCCGTCGGTCAGGGTGCCGATGAACAGCAGAAATTCCACGCTCTCAAAACCGCTTCTGTCGATGTCCTCACCACTGGTCGTGGTGTCCGTCGCGATCTGCTGAATCTTCAGCGCCACGTTGGCCTGGACATTGTCGTGAAGGTCTTTCACCGCCATTCGTTATCTCCTTTCATCATGCGGCAAAGGTGATGGCCGCAGACGCCACCAGCTCGCCATTCGGCAGCACCAGGATCATGTACCACGTTGCCGCTCCCGACTCCGTGATGTCCAGATCGATGTTGCCGTCCGATTCGCAGGTCAGCATCCACGCCTTGCTCGTGACCACCGGAATGGCCAGACCATCCGTGCCCACGGCCACACCGCCGTCCGGCGCCGACGCGGCGATCGAGTCGCCGTTGGCATCGTCCGACAGATAGGCAAACAGACACGCCCGCTCGGCCAGGTCACCGCCGGCGGCATCCTCGATCTGGAAACCGCAGTTGATGACGTTGGCCGCTTCCGCTCCGATCGTGTACGTGCAGCCAGCCGCTTTCCCGTCAACGGTATTCAGCTCGGCCGCAGTCGACGTCACCGCTACCGTGGACCCCGAAGCTCCGAGCTTCAGGCTGGCCGTGTTGACCTCATCCACGTGCTTGTTCGCGTCCAGCACCACCGCCTGGCTCGCCGCGGCCGTTCCAGCCGTGACCGAGTTCAGGTAGCGTTCACTGTCCACGTAGCCGCCGATGTCGAAATACACCTCTCCCACGGTCGCGCTCTTGACCTTGACCACGCCAACCTTGATGCGGTCGTCATCGGCCGCAGTCGGGGCAGTGTCGGTGAACGCTCCGGCCGTGCCGCTCTCGTAGAGCTGGTCCCCGACCGTATAGGAGTTGGTGTTCAGCCCGGTGACGACGCACTTGTCGTCCACCGTGCCCGTGGCGTTGTTGGCAATCGCCGCCGTCACCACGTATTGCGCCTTCTTGGTGCCGTCGTCCGCGTCGGACTTCGTGACCGTAGGGGCATCGAGCGTCGCGTCGTACCCGCTGATATATACCAGCGTGCCCTTGGTCAGCTCCGCCCCGGTCTTGTTCGCCACCGTCAGGATACTTGACACGGCGTTCAGCTGGGCAGCCGATGCCGTGACCTGCACCCCGGCGATCTTGAAAGCACCTCCGGACTCGATGTCCAGGTCGCCACCCGATACCACATCGAGGCTGCCCCCGATGACCGTCCGGGCTCCGCCCTGTTCCAGATAGTTGGAGGTATTCGCCATCAGTTCACCCCCTTACGTCGAGCACTTCTGCTTGGCGATCGCCTCGGCCAGAACGACCTGGCCACCAACACGCTTGGTCGTGTACATCTCGACGTTCGGCTTGTTCGTGTACGGGTCACGATTCAGCCGGATGTCGGTACGGTCCACGATCACATACCCGGCACGGATGTCGCCGAACACTACCGGGTAGGCGTCGGACGCAATGGCGGGCATGTCCACGGCCTCGTACACCGGGCGCCCGAGGATCATGTCCGGGGAACCCTGCGCCAGACCGGGCTGCCACAGGTACTGGCCGGCGCCGTCCTTGAGACGACGGATACGGCCCACCGTGGCGCGCTTGGCCAGCCAAGAACCGTTCTTGGCGTACGGATCGGCCACGCCCTCGTAGTACAGCTGGATGAGGCCGTCGGCCGTCAGGTCAGAAGCCGCACCGCTGTTCACCGAGGTGACGTTCGAGTCCGTCAGGATGCCTTCCGGCTGATTCACGCCGGAACCGGTGACGAACGCGGTGCCCTCGCTCACGCCGAAGCGAATCCCGAGGCGGTCCATCACGTACGCTTCCATGTCAAACTGCGCGTCGTCGATCATCTTCTGGGTCACGAACGGGTTGGCGTACATCTCGTGAGTGGGCACCACCTCCATCTTGAAGGTGCCGGCCGTTGTCTCACTACGCGACCCGCGCTCACCGACCCAGCTCGCCGAAAAGTCCGTGGACCCCTCGACCGGAATCTCGACTGCGTCGCCCGTGGAAATCGAGTACACCGTTGCCAGCTGGCGAATCGGCGACGTCTCGATCAGCTTCCGCACGAGCGGTTCCCGCGTGGCGGGGCTCATCACGTACCCACCGTTCGGGTCTTTGTCGGTTTGCAGCGCCTTGGCGCTTTCCGGCGACATACGGTCGCCCTTGCGCGCGAAGTCCCAGAACGCGGACTTTCTCTCAGCATCGTCCTGCGACAGCTCGTGGCCATCGGCCCCATGCTGAGCCGGACGCTTCAGCTTCACCTGAAGCTCCTCGATCTGGCCGTTAAGCCGCTCCAGATGCTCGCGCGTCTGGCCCAGCTCGGCGCCCTTCTCCTCGACCTGCTTTTCAAGCTTTTCGTTCACCTCTTTGAACTGCTCGAATGCGCGACCGAGTTCCTCAATGGTCTTGATTTCATCCATTGGTTATCTCCCGCTTCTCCTTCAGAAACGCATTGACCCGGCCCAGCAAATCCTGGGCCGCCTTCTCCTGCTCGCCGCCGTCGTCTTCGCTATCGCCATCACCAGAGGGACCGGGCTCGGCAGGCGGGTGGGGATCGTCACCTTCCCCCGGCCCGTCTGTGGCCTTGATCCTCTTGTGCAGCGCCGTAAGTGACTGCGCAGCGTGATCCAGCAGCTCAAGGTCCACACAGCCGGCAGGATCGTCGGACTGCTTGATGACCTCGGCCACACCGATGATTTCCACCAGCTTCTCGGCCACGATGCCGCCCTTGTCCCAGGGGGCCGTCATGTCGAGCTTCTTATAGTACCGGCTCAGGTGCGAGCGCACCCGGGCCATGTCCGATTCTGGAATGTCGACGCCACCACGTGCGCCCTGCACTGCCGCAGCCGCGGCGAACACGCCCTTGGGCACAGCCGTAAGCGTGCCGTCGATCACGTCAGTAATGGGCAGCTTGTAGGCAGCGAGCGTGTCGGCTGCCTCCCGGTCGTACCATACGAACCCACGCTGATACTTGCGCTGCACCGACGCCTCGTCCAGGTCGTCGCCAGCCCATGCCAGCACGCGCTTCTTTGCCGCGGCCGAATCCCATTCCCGGGCCGTGTCGGCCAGAGGAAGGTCTTGGTATGGCACCACCGACTTGACCGACGTCACGAGAGCAAGCTCGTTTGCGGGAAAGGACACGACCGACCCTTCCCACAGCTTCACCTCTTTCAGCAGACGGACGCCCTTATCGAGCAGCCACTTGACCGAATCGAAGCCGATCGACAGCCCGTTGAGAATGCTCTTCTTCAGGTTCGAGTGCACCTCCTGCGCCAGCGGAAGGTCCAGGTTTAGCTCGGCGTCGATCAGTAGCCCGTGGCCGTCCTCCTTGCCGGTGAACTTGCCAATGGGCTTGTCGTAGTCGTGCTGATAAAACAGCGTGAACTGCTTGCGCTCGCGCAGCGTCTTCTTGAACGCTCCCTTTTGAATCGCGTCCCCCCACGAGTCCACGTTGTCGAACACGGCCAGATAGCCCGTAAACGATCCGTCCTCCGAGATGTCTTCCTGCTTGATTTCGATGTGCAGGTTCTCGTTGCGCTTCGGCTCCATTCCTATCTCCTCACCCTGTAGCCCTCTGTGCATCGACAGTTGACCGTGTTGCCGGCCGATGCGCCCTTGCTTGAATCTCCCGGGAACATCATCTGCTGGCCGCTCACGGTGTACGGCTCGTCGATGTCCACGCTGCTGATCGTTGATTCGCGGTGGTCAAACTCGTCGCCCGGCTCAAGCCCGCGCACCCGGCCGTCCTTGGTGCTGATCCATTCCTTGTCAAGCGGCATTCCGACCGCCTTGGCGCCGAGCTGACTGCCAAGATTCGACGCCGCGATCGTCTCGGTGCGCGCGATCACGGCCGAGCGGTTCGGAATGATCTGCTCCAAGTACAGGCCGTCGACCTGGCGCTTGATTTCGGCAGCGCCCAAGCCCTCGTCGATGCCGTTCTGAATGATACGCGCGATCTGCTTCCGCGTCGTGTCGAGTACCCCCGTCACCCTCGCCGCAAGGTTGGAGTTGACGTACTCGGCAATCTGGGCGCCCCAAATGGCCCTCGCGCCCTCCAGGTCGTCCTGCTTGACCTCGCGTGCCCCGGCCTGACGCTTGAGGCCGCGGAACACGTCGGTGGCCAGGTTGTCTGCCACAGGCCCGTAGATGCCCTTCTCGTACATCTCGGTCCACGAAGGGGCATTGCCTACCACCGCATTCGCCGCGGCGTCCTCGAGCAGCTCAGGGGCCTTCACAGAGGCCATGGCGGCCTTGACCTTCCGCCGCTCGCCGTCGAACGTGCTCTCGACCTTTGACTGCACCTGCTTGGCCAGCAGCTCGCGTCGCCGGTCCATCGTTTTCCAGTGCTGGGCCTTCTGCTCCTCGGTGTCAAGGCCGAACGCCAGGACCGACTCCAAATCGTCGGATTTCCCGACATCCGGCCCGGGCCCACGCTTCGATGCTTGATCGGCCGTGCTCCCGCCTGAACCCACCACGAAATCAATGGGCACAACGTTCATCGGCACTAGAATCTCGTCGCCCTCAGGCCCGATGTCCTCCAAGCCCACCAGGGCCCGCTTCTCGTTCGTCGTGAGGAACGTCGACTGCTGCGCCCTCTGCCACTTGCTGTCGCGGTCCTCGCGCAGCGCCGGAACCTGCTCCAAGTCGAGGTCGAGATAGAGGTCTGGCCCGAAGTCCGGCGTCAGCCACATGTTCAGCTCGTCGCGCAGGTTCTCCATCAGGGGCACGATGTTGTCCTCGTAGAGTGCCTTGCGCGCTTCCTTGTGGTTCGCGAACTGCTTTACCTCCGGATCGCCGATCATTTCGGGGGGCACGTTGAACACCAGCGCGATTTGCTTCGCCGTCAGGTTCTGCGACTTGAGGTAGTCCATGTCCACCGGGGAAAGGGAGAGCTGCTTCCATGTGCCGCCGCCCTCAAGCAGCATCGGCTCCCCTGCATTGGCCTCGCCGGTGTATTTCTTTTTCAGGTCGGCTTTCCACCGGCTGAACGCCTGGTCCGTCATCGTTCCGTCCACCTCGACCACGCCGCTCGGACGCGCGCCGTTTTGCAGCATGGCCGTATTCCAGGCGCTGGCCGCGTTCGACTGATCCACCGAACGTGCCGCCACGCGAATCGGAGAAAGGCCGAAGAAATCATTGAGCGGGTGGAACGTCCGCCAGTGCAGCACCTCGTCTGGTTCTAAGAAATCCTCGCTTCCGGGCCTCCCGTAAAGGTAGCCGCAGACGGGCTCGGCCCTCGTTCCCGGGACCACGCGAACAAGGTCAGGCCGAAGCGTCCATAGCTCGCTCTGCTTGGCGTTCTGGTTGGCCTTGATCTTGCGAATGTAGCTGTTGCCATCGAGCTGCCGGTAGCCGATCACGTTCTCGAAAAATGGCGCCTTGCTGTTCAGCGCGTTGGGCTTCTGAAGCAGGGTCAGCAGCGGATGGCTCTTGATCTCGGTGGGCTCGCCGTCACGGCCGACCCGAAAGAGCGTCCACGGAATTCGCGCACCGTTCACGGCCACCAGATCAATCGACCTGAACACGTACACATTCTGCTCGTAACCCTCCTTGGCCAACTGCTGGTAGTTGTCCGGCGTCCAGCGCGGCTGTCGGTCGCCCTCGCGCAGCACGACACCATACTTCAGGCCTTTCGGTCCGAACATCCGCCGCAGTGCGCTCATCATGCCCATTGCTTCACCTCAGCCGCAATCCAGCACTCTGCTGGGTTTTCAGATACGTCAGGCCAAGGGACGTGCAGTCCACCTGGTCGTCGTGCGCCCCATCAGGGAACACCTCCATTTCTCGCAGGTACTCCTCGATCCAATCGGCGCCCTCAGGAAGAAACACCTTTCCGGCCTCCAATAGCGGGGTCCAGATGTTGGTGCGCGCCACCTTGTCCGTGTTGACCTGAATGGCCGTCACCGGCAAAAGCGTTTCCTCGTCCAACGTCTGGGCCAGCGCCTCGCCGCTAGACTTGTCCTCCACCAGCACCGACTGGACATCGCGGACGATCACCACTCGCGGCTTGCCGTCCTCGTCTTCCTCCTCGCGCTGGATGCAGTGCGCAGCGTAAAACGTCTGTGCCCTTTGGCGCAGCTCGGGAAAGTGCATCCGCTTGCGCACGCGATCGATCGCGAAGTAGCCCTGGTCGCACACGCCCCAACACATGCCGACCGACCAGTCGTTTGTTTCTTTCTTCTTGGCCGCCGTGTCCCAGCACTGGACCACGCGATCGAAATTCGGCAGCTCCTTGTAGAACCGGAACTTGCCCACGTGGATCAGGCCGCCACCCTCCGGGCTCGGCCTCTGCTGGCACTGCGCAGCGTACGCTCGCGGGCCCATCTCCACCCGCATCTGTCGCACCGCTTCCTCGTCGAATCGCTTGGGGCAAAGAAGGTCGCCCTCCTCGCGCAGCACTTCGCGCCCGCTCTTGGGCATCCGAATCACCGTCCGCTTTTCCGACTCCATCGGGAGGACGAGCTTGGTGTACGCCGGGCCGTCGCCGTTCTGCTTCTCCAGCCAGCCCACCAGGTCGCCCTCGTGTACGCGCTGCATGATGATAACCCTGCGGCTCGTCGACCTATCGTTGAGGCGCGTACTCATCGTCTCGCGATACCAGCGGATCACGGACGCCCTGTGCGCCTCGCTGTCTGCCTGCTGGACGTTGTGCGGGTCGTCGATCACGATGTAGTCACCGCCCTCACCAGTGGCCCCACCGCGGACACCCACGGCGAACCGCTGCCCGGCCTGGTCGTTCCAGAACCGCGTTTCAAGCTCCTTGGTGAGCTGGAATAAATGCCCCCACCCCCGCCGGTACCAGTCGGACTTGATCAAATCTCGGGCCCGTACGTTGTCTCGGGTCGCGTAGTCGTCAGAGTGGCTTCCGAAGATCCAGCGCGAGGTGGGGTCATGTATCCAACACCAAGGCTGCCAGCTCACGGCAACCCGGCTCGATTTTCCAGTGCGCGGCGGCACGCCGATGATCAGGTTCTGAATCTCGCCGTCAGTCACCGCCTGAAGGTGCTCGCAGATGCAGTCATCGTGCCACGACTCGATAAGGGGCCTCCCCTTCTCGAAGCACTCGGCCCAAGAGCGGCGGTGGAATTCGCCGAGACTGCGGCGGCACTTCTCGTACACCACGTCGTTCCGTGTGATCACGGGAGGAGCCGCGAGTAGCACCATCAGGCCGACTCCTTGAACACGTGCACGCGGATGTCCGCGCTCCCGTCGTGGTCGATCGCTGCACACTCCTGCGTCCGAGGCCCAAAGTCAGAGACACCGAGCGTCATGTCCACAGACACGGCCAAGCCGTCAATCCGCGCCACTTCCACCGCATCTTCAATGGCTATGGCGAGTTTCTTCATGGCCTGTACCTGCCTTGTGGTCACGTCAGGGCTTCTCCGAATACTGCGACTTGAACTCCGTGTCGCTCATCACCTGCGTGGAGCCACCCTCGGTCACTATCCAGTCACCGTCGGCGAGCCGGATGATCATGGGCTCCTCTACGGTTCCTACGTTCACGTTGTAGCTCACGATTGAATCCACGTCCGTCGCGGCATCAAACTGGCGCGCCTTGACCTGTCGCTTGAGCTTGGCCTCGTAGTCTTTGTTCGATGCGGATACCAGCTCGGGCATGTCAGCTCCCCTTGATCGGCTTGGGGGCGTGCGCCCCGTCGTTCGTGATGTCGTCGCCCGGGCACACGATGTGCCCGAAGCACTTGTCCCAGACGTTCTTGGCATTCGGCGTGCGCGCTATCCACCCGTGCTTGCCGATCGGATGCCCGCATTCGCAGGGGCTGATGTTGGCCGCTGGATCGTAGTCCGTGAAGGCCACGACCTTGGCCGATGGCACGTCGCCCACCTTGTTCCACGCTCCGATGGAGGCCAGCAGTCCGGGCATCAGTCCACGTTCGGGAATAGCAGAAGGAACATGTTACCGGCGATGATGGAGTTCGATGCACCACCGGAAGCCCGCAGCTTCACCTGGGAGCTGGCCGGCAGCTTGATTCCGCCAGGCAGCGGCATTTCAGGATTGCCGTGGCCAACGATCGCCAGCGCGGACTGAATCGACCGCCAGTTGCTCCCGGATTCCTTGACGTAGATGTAGCCGAGAGACGCCTCATTGCCGAGCACAGCCGCTCCGCTCGTGCCGAACTTCGCGTAGACCAAGAGGCCGGTCTTGTCCGCAGGGATCGCGTAAAAGCAGTTCGTGGTCCGGTTGAGCCCCGGGCCCGCCGAGCTGCGCGCATTGGCCATGCTGTCCGGCACGCCGTTCGTGATCGCCGAGCCGGTCTTGTAGAGCCAGACGGTGCCATCCGGGTCGGCCGAGTCGTCAAACGTCATCCGGTTTATCGCGGTCCACGTCAGTGTCGGAATCGGCTCCTCTGTCTCGGCGTCGGTCGCGTCCAGCGCCTGAGTCACGGTCTGGTAGTAGCCGTCGGCGTCCAGACCGGTCACAGTGACGTTCTTGCCCTTGTCCGTGTCCTCGCTGGAGGAAATCGACAGCAGTTCGGCGGCCCCGCTGTTGGGCGTGTAGTCGCCGCCGCCGTTCCAGATGTCCTCGAACGTAGCCGCGACGGCCAAGTTGACCCCGGTGCAGTAGGCGTAGTCGATGTCCTCGGTGCCGTAAAGCACGGCATTCCGCGCGTACTCGCCCAGGTTCTCCATGCGGTCCAGTACCGCGTTCGCGTTGCTCGGGCTTACCATGCTCAGTCCTCCAGCTTCTCAAAGCGCGCCGCGAACGTCGCAGCGTCGTATCGGCCGACCTTGCCGGTCTTTGGGTCTTGCACCACGAAGTCGCCGTCCCTGACCACATGGATAGCGGGCAGCTTGCCCATCTTGACCGCGGGCCCCGTGTGCTGGAACGCCTCGACCTGCTCGCCGGTCTTGGTGTCCAGGTAGTGCGGGACCAAGATTCGGGCCCTTTCCTCTGCCGCAGTCTCGACCTTAGTCTCGGCCGGGGCCGCCGGCTTTGACTCGGCCGGCTTCCGCTTGCGCGGGGCCTTCTTGGCCGCGGCCTTTTTCTTTGTGGCCGCCTTCTTGGTCGCCTTCTTTTTCGTCGCCATGTCCGTCCTCCTCCCGTCCTTTGTCAGATTCCCGCTCGCGTCCCGATGCAGAACCCCACCACCACGCCGAGTATGAACCCGGCCAGTAGGATCGCCAGCACCTCAACAAACGGCATCAGTCGTAGTCCTCGTCCTGGTCGGCCGTCTGGTTCGGCGCGTTCTCCGGCGTGGCCTTGTCCACGATGCCCGCCAATTTCTCCAGCTCCTCGTCCGTCAGCTTGCTCAGGTCGAGGGGGGTCGTCTCGGCCGGCGCCGTCTCGACGCGCTGAAGGGCCTTGCCGTCGATGCGGTCGATCAGCTCCTTGATCGGCGTGACGTCCTTGCCCGAGAGCGCCATCTGCAACAGCCTGTCGCTGATGCCCTCGGCGAACGTCCGGTCGCCCGGGTCGCCGGGTATCTTCTTTCTGAGCTTCTTGCGAACGAGGGCGACGATGGATACGGTGCCCTTGGGCCTACCAGATGGGTTGCCTGACTGGCCTTTTTTGAACTGATAGGGCTTGATATCTTCGAGTGCCAGCGCGGTTTTCCTGTTGCGACCTGTTGGCCTGGTGCCTGCTTCGGGCCTCTATGTTGGAATATGCCACACTCTGGCGCGTACTGTCAAGCCAAAATGACAATTTGTCAGAATGACGGACTATGGCGTGAGAGCGCGTAGGATGCCCGAGAAAGGCACGCGGCCGCAGGGGGTGTCATGGGTGCCCCCTACGGCCTTGGTGCGATTGTGGTGGCGTTTCGTTGGCGAGAGACGGTATTCTGAACTGTAGGTCACTCGGGTGACGACTTTCATTCGGAGTCCCCCAACACGCGCTTGGCGTGATCACGGATTCTGGTGGCTGCGGCTTCGGGCGTGAAGCACTCGCCGTAGCTCTCGATCATGTCGGCGCACTCCACATACGCCTCGCGCACACGGCTATCCGCCCTTTTCAGCTTGTTCCACGCGGCACGCGCAGGTTTTGCACGACCGTATTTCGCCGTCTGGATGATGCAGGCCGGACAGGCTACGAACCAGCCCTCGTGCTCTTTCACGAGCGCATAGTGCCCACAGACAGGGCACGGCTTGAGGGGGTCGGCCTCGGGCTGCTCAGGGTCGTTCCACAAGTCCACGGCGCCAGTAGCCGTGCAGAACGGCGCTCCCTCGGCACCGCACTTCAAACACTCGACGTGCCACTTGTCATCCTCTTTCGGCGACCGCGCCACTACCAGCATCACGTTCCCGCTCTTGCAGGACTTGCAGTGCTTGGGCACATCCTCGACAACGGGCGGTTTCGGTTCCATCAGTCATCCTCCTCCATCGGCCGGCCAGGTCGCCACTTGAGCGCGCAGGCCACGAACGCGAGCATCATCACGCCCACGAATATCAGCTCCCAGCAGTGGTCGAACACCACTTCACCCATCGCCCTGCCCCATGCTCGACACGCGCACGATCTCCTCGCGAGTGACCTGCACCTTGCGCGTCGTCAGGCCGTCGCGCACCTTGACGGCAGACACGGCCGTGGCCCCCTCGTCCTCACTGAGCATCTTGCTGTTTTTCCGAATCCACGCCTCGGCCTTGGCCGCGTTCTCGAACCCGCCCTTGTAGACCGTGATGCCGACGATCTCGCCGTCGTCGCCGCGATTGACTTCCCCGGCCGCCCACTCGTAACGCACCTTCTCCGACATGATCTCCCCCTACTCCTCCAAGGGCCTTATGGTGACGTGGACGCCCGGCCCGGAGTCTTGAGGCGCCCAGAACTTCCACAACGGACAAACCACCACCTGGCAGTCGTCCACGTACACTATCCCCGAGAGCGCGTCAAGGACGCACCTCGCCAGCTTGTCGATGTCGTAGTGCTTTTTCATGGGGTAGTCGGGTGCAGAATCCTTGACCACCCCTGCGTTGCGCCCGGTCCCGAAGTGACCTTTCGGACGGCTGAAGTAGAACGTCAGCGCCAAGTCTATCGCCCCTCGGCATGGCGGACCGCTCCAATTGTCCGCGGCTGTCTGTCCGACCATGATCTGCCACGGCTTCGTTTTCGGGTTGTCGTTCGTGATGTTCACGCCCGACTTGGTGCGGAAGGTTTTCATCGACCCTTTGGCGCGCGGATCGCCGGGCACGAAAAAGCACACCTCTCGGTCACTTGCCATATACCACCTCCCAGACTTCGATTTTCACTGTCTTGACCCCCCACTCCAAAGCCCTCTGACGGGCGTTCCATCCGGTCATCAGTACGTCCCAGCGCGAGCCAAGGCACCGGTCGCGCGGCACCGACAAGTAGCGGTGCAGCTTGCTGCGGCTGATGCCGTTGTAGCCCGGCACGTGGAAGAAATACCGATGCCCCCAGTACCGACCGTTCCAGGCCCGCGCCTCGTGGTACGCCTTGAACCGCGTGGGCACCGCGATCGTGTAGTGGTCGCGCGCAGGGCGGCACTCGGACCTCGGGTACGGCTTGGCCTGATCGTAGCGCCTGCCGCCGGGAAGAAAATTCACGCTCGCGTACCACCGGCCGTATCCCGGGTCGTCATGGACCGTGTATGCGCTCACGGTAGCCGTGATCGTGCGCACTCGCCGCAGGCCGATCCTTGGGGCACCAGCTTCCGCCGTGGACGTGTGGGGCCGCTCGGGCGCTTGAGGCGCCACCTGGCGCCAAGCGGCTGATGTGGCGACGTCGTACGCGCGCTGACTTGGCGCGATCATCTTACATGCAGCACACGATGCGCACGTCAGGGCGAGCGACCAGACCGCGAGTCTCACTTGTTCTCCTCAAGCCACGCGGCGAGGGCGTCGGCTAATGACCGATGTATGATGACGAATCGCATATCTTGATCTGGTATTTCTACGTCCACGCGACTGCCCATTGCCTCCACCGCCAGCGCCTTCAACTCCTCGTGCTTGTCGATCTGCTGCTTGTACAGATCCAGCAGGTCAAACGCCGCATCCGTTTCGGAGAGCAAGACGCTCTCTTGCTCCTTGAGTGTTTCAATGTGGTCCTTCATGGCTCCATTCTCGGCCGTTAGCTCAACTAGATCTGCCTTGAGGGCATCGTTCCTCTCGCACATGATGTCATAGTCCTTGCGTAGCTCCTCGTTGGCGCGGATCACGTGCGCGGCGTAGCGATGCATGTCAATCACGCTGTCGTCGGCACC